CAGAGAACCGTTGTTCTCCTTTCATGTTTTGCCAGTATTTAACGGAATTGACCATTGAGTGATCAATTCCATTTTTATCTAAATACTGTTCAAACTCCGTTATAACATTATCAGAGTCGTTGGTTAAGGTTTCAACTTTTACGACTTTTCTGTTAATTTCTCTTTGTTTTGCTCTTGCAATTTTTAATGCTGCAACTGCATCTTTTAAGCTGACTTTGAACTTTCTAGAAACTAATGCTGGACCCTTTTTTAAAAACCAGGGTCTAGCTATTAAGGTCTGAGTTAGTTCTACTACAGTCATTATGCTACATATAAATTAATCTGAGCAATTAAACCTACATTATAAGCAACAGTTGTTCCGTCATATGCAGCATTAGATTGGATTTTATAATCTAATATTTCTGCAGACCAAGTTGTTATTGTTACAGTATATAGAGCAGCTATAGCATCTACCATACTTTGAATAGAATTGTCAAGTTTGCTAAACATTTCTGCTGCAGAAAAATAACTACTTCCTCCATTTTCTTCAATACTTATTACATAAGTAGTATCATATTGAATTGGTATAGACACGTTAAAATTACTAGGCTGCTTTTGTGAAGCTGTTTTTAAACTTGCATAGGAAGTTGCCCCCGTATTGTTAATCCATAATTTAGGAGATAAGCCTTGACTAACTTTTTCCAAAGTAGAGTTAAGTAGTATGTCAGCGGTAGTGTGTAATGCCATTTTATTAATTTATTAGTTTTGCAATAGCTTCTAATTGATCTGCAGATAATTCAGAAGGTAAGATTTTCTCATTAAGCATTTTCAGCTCTAGAGTAGCTTCTTCATCTAATCTACGATTAACGTCAGCCATTTGATTTTTACGTGCTTCTACAAGTTCTGCATGCTCTTCTTCTAATTTTTTTAAACTTGCTTCGTCTTCAGCTTGGATAAATTTTTGAGCTTCTTTAGCTAATTCTATAAACTCAGGAGTTGGCATAGCTAATGCTTCTAATTCATCAAGATGTTGTTTAATAACTCTGCAGTTAATTACTAGAATTGTTGCATACTTTACATTTTTAACATCTCTTGTCTCTTGGAACACTTGGTACATGTTCAAGAATTCTCGATTTGTTGCGGTGATGTTCACACCATACTTTTCTGTTACATTAATCATAACTATTTGTTTGTTTGGTTTTTACTTATTTATTATTCAGCTGTAGCATACACTCTGATCCATGCATCTACACCGTTAATTTGTACTCTTATTGCTCCAGTTTTAGCTGCAGCTGATGCAGTTGAACTAGATAATGAATTAGCTGATGCTGCTCCACTAGTTCCTGTGAAGTTAGTAAATGGTAAGGTTCCGCCACCTGCAGCTTGAACTACTTTTCCACCAGTTCCAGAAGTTGAGTTTCCTGGAGCAATTGTAATATTACCACCTGCTCCAGAGTTAGAGCTACCTGCTGTAATAGCTACAGATCCACCAGCACCACTAAATGAACCTCCTGCAACGAGTGCTGCAGCTCCACCGTTACCTGATCCTAATCCGTTGTTTCCAGCTTGTACAGTTACTGCTCCTGCATTACCTGTTCCAGAAGCGACTCCTCCAAGTAATGAGGTAGCTCCAGCTGCTACGTTAGCAACTGATGCACTTGGTCCTTGAATTGTAAAGTTACCAGGAGTTGCAGTAGCAGTCATTTCAATGCTTTGAGTAACTGCTCCATTAAGAGCTACTCCATTATTTACGTTAAGATCGTAAGTATAAAAAGCAGTAGGACCAGAGCTTCCTACGAATACTTTACCTGTAGAATTTACTGCAATACCTTCATTTTGACCATCACCACTCAACCACCCAAATCCATAAATATTATAAGAACTTGCATTTAAGTTGGCTATAAGAGTTGAAAGGTTAGCAGCAATTGTGATTGTTCCAGCACCATTAGTAATAGTAACGTTTGCCCCTGCAGTTAAGTTAGCAAGAGCAGGAGCAAGTCCCGTACGACCAATTACTAATTGCCCATTAGTTGCAACCCCTAAAGCTGTTGGAGCAGAGGTGCCGTTACCTACATATAAACTATTTGCAGTTAAAGTAGCAAGGCCAGTACCCCCATTAGCAACTGGCAATACTCCTGTGACATCTGCAGTTAAATCTACTGTAGATAAAAATGCAGAAGTAGAATTGTCACAGTTAGCTAGGTTAATAAGAGATTCGTTAACTGTAAGAGTGATATTGCTACTTGCAGTAGCAACAGTCAAAAGACTGTTCATTGACTTAATACCCTTGAAGTTTAGAGTATTTTTATTTGTGATACTTACAAACAAAGATTCACTACCTGTACCTGCGGTACTTAAGATAGGGAATAAATCACTTGCCAATAGTTTATAATTAGCAACTCCTGCTGTGTCAGCTATTAATAAATAGTGACTTGCTGCTAGAGTAGTTTTTGATATTGTGCTTAACGATCCAATTGTTGCCATTTTGTTATAAAATTATAGTTCCACCGTTTTCCAGTGTAATAGGGGTTGTTCCATTTTCTCCGTAAAGATTTCCAGCAGTTGATGGGGGAGGAGTTGGAGCTGGAATTAAATCTGATGTAATACAGTCTTTACAGAATCTACTTGCATAGTCTACAAATGTCTGTAAGTATGTATTTGTATTTAAAGGGTCTGTGCCAATATTTGCATATATAGGACTTTGCCCAGGGAAGTCTAAGTAATTATAAACACAATCATTTCCTAGTTCTTTTGTCTTTCCACTATATGCAAAGTCTTTTCTAGAAAGTAGGTGTATGATCATCTCTAATTTTAAAAGATCGAGATTAGAGCATCTCATTCCTCCTACAATTTTTTTGTAATAAGCAGTACCTTTAGTTGCTAAACATAATTGTAGTTCTGCAACTATTTGTTCAGGAGACTTACCATTAATACTGTCTGGAGGTATTGCCATTATCTAAATTATTAACAACCACAAGCACAAGTTTCTACACAGAATGCTTTTGCTTTGTTGTATTTATTAATTGCATCAGTTACATTATCATTGATTGCACTGTATAGTGCTGAGTTGGCAAGTAAATGAACTTTTTCAGCCCTTCTTAAATCCTCATCACATCTGTCACATTCACAATGACAGTCTATAGCAGACTGTACTAAAGATGCTATGCAACAATCTAATTCACATCTTCCTACATAGTATTTGTAATTAGTATCGTCACTATTTACTGTGAATACTCCATTAAAGTTTTCTCCAAACTCTGCAGACGTAACAGTCCAAGTTTTATTTGCAACACTAATTGTTCCATCAACATCAGCAAATAATGAAGCTGTTGTAATCTCATTTACAAGAGAAATAGTATCTAACTCAGGAGTAGGGTCTGAATTAAAAGTTATGACTATTGTTTTGCAATCTGGAGCAATTTCTATTTCTATTGGAGTAACTGGCATGAGTTTAGAATTATAGATGTAAAGATAATAAAAAGTAGGGGATTTGACTCCCCTACTTTTAAAAGATTAGTTACTATTAATAGTATACTTCAGATGCAGTACCTGCAGTAAGTCCGAACCAAGTATCCCAATCGATACCTGCAGTAGACCAAGCAGTAGTAGCGTTAGCACGTACATACATACGAATAGTATTCCACTCACCTGCACGAGCAATACCAGTATCAGCTGGGTGACCGTGATCGTAAGATACTTCGATTACATCGTAACTGTTTCCAGACTGAGCATAGTCAGTTTGTGCAGTTGGGAAATACATACGGTTAAAGTTACCGTACAAAGAACGTTGCTTTTTTTCATCAGAGATAGCTTGCCAGTAGTTACCAGTTCCAGCATCCCATCCAGTTGTAGCAACAGTAATAACAGCAGTGTCAGTAACTGAGTTAAAAGCAACTAAGTCAAAAATAACTCCAGCATGACGAGCAATAACAGTAACAACACCAGCACCGTTATCAGAAACAGTGAACATAGAGCTCAAAAGAGTGTTGGCATTAATTGCATTTGTTACAGCAATACCACAGTTAGCAGCAGTAGTACCAGCAGCAATTTCTACAACTTGTAGAATATCACGACCAGCAGCAAAGTTACCAATCAATGGGAATACTTTACCACCACCTGACAAGTCAATAGCAGTGCTAGTTGGATTAGCAAATGCTTCGTAGTGAGTTGGGTACGTACGAAGAGCAATCTTAACTAAGTAAGTTTGTCCTGCAGGAACAGTAGCCGAAAAAGTACCAGCCTGAGTGTGACGTTGAGAAGCCACATACGGAGTGTATTTTACACGACGAATTTGCTTTGGACGGATGATAGGAGATGCAATTGGATATGCATTAGTAGTTCCTTGAGATACTTGGAAGTATTCAAAAGCAGAACCTGGCAAAGAAGCTGCAGTACCAGCATAAGTGTGTACTCCAGTGCTAGCCTCATAAGTCCAAACACCACCCTTGTTAGCACTAGCTGCAAGAGCATTAAAGCCATTGGTTCCATCGTGCTTGTCGAAAATAGCACCAGTTGCACCAGTAGCGTTGTTGATTACGAAAACCTGATTCAAATTAGTAGGTCTCATTTTACCTTTTTTTTAAGTTAAACACATTATTAATTATTCACTTTCAAATGTTTCCATTGATTGTGTTTGATACCTTGGGTCTTGAATACCTTCCAGTATGCTCTTTATTGCCATCTCTACAATTTCAACGTGTGTGTGCTCTGGGAGTTCACATCCTACACCGTTAGTTATTGAGATGTCTTCTGGTCTACGAATATACTTAATAGTAACTTCGGGGACTATAAATTCGTTGTCTGTATGTATGTCAATATAATTCTCCTCTATTGTATATAAAGGACTTCTGTAATCGACTTTATTGAATGGGTCGTCTAACATGTACAAAATATCATCATGTTGTGCATATTTTGCTAAACTTGTTCTAGCCGTTCCATTATAGCTTCTTAATGTTTTAGTGATAGTTTTTCTTTCACTAGTAAAAACACTTGTACTTGACCATTGAACTACTACATAATTTCCAAATACATCTTGCCCTAATACGGGACCTTGCCATGTTGCAGGGTTATACAGGTATATGTGGTTGCTGTCTAATATTGGACTCACGTGAGAACTGTCCCCTAATGAATTTTCTAAAGGAAAATTAGTCATAGGAATAATCCCATAATTATAGTTTTGACTATTAATTAATTGATCGTGAGTAATTTCTTCAGTAGCAGGAAGATTTGTTAACTGTTGAAGTAGACCTGTTGAAGCATCAAATCCATAAAGTGCTAATAAAACATCTCCTGGATTTGGGGGAGTAAGATCTATTTTAATTACATCGATAATATTATCTTCGTATTCAATGAGATCTTGAATATCAGTATTACAATTGTATTTAACATTTGCTCTTACTGATACTAAAAATAAATAGTCTAAAGGAAGTGTATAACGGTCAATGTAAATATCTGAATAGTTAGAGGTAAAGACTACACCCTCATACTGGGTGTAGCCTTTATGCTCTACTACTAGTGTTCTAAGATCGTCAATACGTTTTTGAGATTGCTCAAAACCTTTTCCAAGACGGTTAGATGAAAAGTTATACCTCTGTTTGATAAATCTAGTCATGGCTATATTAAGCTCATGGTCGATTTCCTGAGGTAATAAGTTGTCAACTTGGAAGGATGCAATCTTTTGCACCCCTAAGTTTACAGCTATATGCATTTCATTAACCGTCATTGACTGTTAGTTTTAGTATTGTTGCTCTTTCAATTTAGCTCTCATTGCATTAACTTGCCCTGAGTTCTTTTTATTTTTAAAGTATACAATGGCATTCTTGGTATCCTCGGCAATCGTTTCATCTTCATGAACAAACTGATTTCCAATTTTTCTAAGAACTCCTTTTTCTACCATCTCTTCAATTTCTGCTCTTACTTCTAAGTTCTCATCTTTACAAGTTGTTAAGAACTTTTCAGCATTTGCTTCTTTGTAATCGTACAAAGTATTTTCAAGTTCAAGATCAGATAATCTACTTGGGTCAGTGTTCATAAGAACTCTTGCAAGTAATCTCATTTTATCTTTGTTGTCATTCAACTTGATAAACTCTTTGTCTGCCTCTTTCTTAATTTGTACTCTAGCATTTTTCTTTAACAAATCTTTCTGAGGATCGTAAATGTAGAATTTCTTCTCACCATTTGCTTTCATCTCATCTTCAGATGCTGCTACTTGCTTATGCTTTTTACACCATTGGTAATAAATGTAGTCCATTACATTAAATGGCATTCCATCTTCATCTTTGCTAATGTCTAATTCTACTCCCTCGAAAGGTACTTTTAGATTTAAACTTGCCCAGAAGTCCTTGGTTTTCTCTGGCCATTTCTCATGTCCAGGAGGCACATCCATAATTTTACTGAGAACTTTATTCTCTTCTTCTCCATCCAATCCTTTGAGTGGCTGACGGTTCACGTAAATTGAACCGATTTTGATCTTAGCTCCTGCTCTGATCTCTTTTGGGAGGTGATTTAACACTTCCTTTCTTCTAATAATTACCTTCATTTTATAGTTCTTTTTGTTGTATCGTTAGGGAAAAGAATAACCTAACATGTTTTAATCTATTAAGATAAAAAAGGAGCAGGCAGAACCTGCCCCCTTTTTTAGTGCAAACCAAACACAAATTACGATGCTACACATTGTAGATCTAAGCTGGTGTCGAAACGACGAAGTAAGATACCAGCAGTCTTCAACATGTGAACAGAAGCACCGTCTATATCACTAGCACGAGTGTCGTTTCCGGTGAATCCTTTTGGAACTACAGAACCGGCAACACACCAACGTAACATTTCACGACCTTTCTTGTTGATCATTTGTAGGTTGTTTTCACCATCATAAGTAGATTGGTCAACAAATACCATACGGTAAGACTCAAGTGGCAAACCGGAAACTGGGTGTTTCTTAGCAGCTTGAGCAACAGGGCCGTGATCAAACAAGTGAGATTTAACTACGTTAACCTTGTGTCCATCTACGTGCTCGTAGCTAGTGAAGTAACCAGTGATTCCAAGGTTACGGCCAGTACCAGTGATGAACTTAGGCTCAGTAGTTTGTAAGAAAGAGTTAGCACCATAGTAGTTTCTCATAGCTTTGTCAAACTCACGAGCTCCACCGATACCAGTGTAAAGGGTAACTTGCTTGTCTGTAGCATCAGTCATACCATAGAACAAATCTCCGATTGTTTCCTCAATCTTAGCTTGAGTAAGAGTTGAGTAAGAATCTTTATTGATAATCTGCTCAAGAAGACCAGGACCTGAAATTACAGGTTGACCGTTCTCATCCAACATGGTAGAAGTACCAGATGCATCGTGAGTTTTTTGGCCATACCAGTAGTACA